GCAGCAGGTGGAGGTAAATCTTTCTTAGGTTGTTTTTGGATATTATCTCAAGCATTAGCTTATCCAGATACAGTTTGGTTAATAGGAAGAAGAGAACTAACAAACTTAAAGAAAACAACACTACTTTCTTTCTTTAAAGTATTGAATGTAATGAAGATTAATCCTAATACTATTTTTACATTAAACTCTCAAACTAATGTAATTCAATTCAATAACGGTAGTAAAGTCTTCTTAATGGATATGTCTTATCAACCTTCTGACCCATTATATACAAGATTTGGTGGATTAGAGCTAACAGGAGCCTTTATTGATGAGTCTAACGAAAATGAATTACAATCAATAGAAATTATCAAAACAAGAATGGGAAGAGGTAAGAACAAAGAATATAACTTAATCCCTAAACTACTAGAAACATTTAATCCCTCTAAGAATCATGTTTATCATAGATACTATAAACCATGGAAAGATGGTAAACTTAAACCTCATCAAGTGTTTATTACAGCCTTAGCAACTGATAACACTTATTTGGACCCTTCTTATATCGAACAATTAAAGAATGCAGACAAAGTAACAAGAGAAAGATTACTTTATGGTAACTTTGAATATGATGATGACCCATCTAAACTCTTTGATTATGATAAGATTATTGATATTTTCAGAGAGGGGTATATACACCAAACAAAAGAACAAAGATATATTTCATGTGATGTGGCTAGATTTGGAGCAGATAAGACTGTTGTTGTGGTCTGGGAAGGTTATCTAATTAAATTAATTAAAACAATGCCTAAATCTTCAATGAAAGAAGTTAAAGAATTAATAGAACATTTAGCAAGTGTTCATGGAGTGCCTAACTCAAATATAATCATAGATGAAGATGGAGTTGGTGGGGGTGTAGTTGATTTTATGTATAATGTGAAAGGATTTGTTAATGGTTCTTCGCCAATTGAATCAACTTACTCAAAGAAAACTCATAACTATAGGAACCTTAAGACGCAATGTTATTTTAAGCTAGCAGAATTAATCAACCAAGGTATAATCTATTATGAGGATGCTTCTAGTGAGGTTAGAGACATGCTTATAGCCGACTTAGAACAGATAGCACAAAGAAATATAGACAAAGATGGTAAATTAGAATTAGTACCAAAAGAGGAAGTAAAAGAAAAGTTAGGAAGGTCTCCGGATTATTCAGATGCTTTAATGATGAGGATGTATTTTGAAATAAAGAAAAAATGGACTCCCTATGCAGCATAGATACATTTAAATAAGTAATTAAATTACTTATATTGGATAAACACTGATGACTTATAGTGAACAGAATTGACTTATCCGAATAATTAAATTTCGGGAGGAAAAAATGGAAAACACAGACATAAAAATTAAGAATATTAAACTATTAGATAACATTAGACAAAGAGACCCAAAAGAAAATGTTTCAGAATTAATGGAAAGTATCAAACAAGATGGATTAATGCAACCAATAGGTGTTAAGGAAAATAGTTCATCTTATACTTTAATATGGGGTTTCAGAAGACTTAATGCTTGTAAGAAGCTAGGTTGGAAAACTATTCCTGCAACAATTTACAAAGGTTCAAATGAGGTAATGAACGAAGAAGAATTCCTTATTTTGAACACTACTGAAAATGTACAAAGAGCAAATATTAATGCTGTAGAATTAGGTAGAATATGTGAATACCTGTTTAAGACTATGACACATTCAGAGATTGCTGCTAAATTATCTATTTCAATAGGAAGAGTTAAAAATTGTTTAGAAGCTTGGCGTAATGTACCAGAACAAATGAGAGATAAGATTAAGATTTTTCAAGCTGGTGGAGAAAATAGAGAAGGCATGTTAAGTAATGTGGTAACAACAGCCCTATTAAGAATAAGAACTAGTTCAGAAAATGAAAGACTTAGATTATTTGAATGGGCAAGAAAGAATGAAAAGTCAGCTCCAGAAGTACACGAGTTAGGTCGTTTAATGAATTCGGGAATGAGTTTAGATGAAGCAATCGCAGAACTTGGACTATGGGAACCTCATGCTTTCAAAACAATTACAAGAAAAAGTGAGTTTGAGAAGTATAGAGCAAAATATAACTCAATAGACGCAATGTTCAAAGATGCTTTAAGAAGCAAGTTTCCTGGATTAGTTAAATAAACATTTAAATAGTTAATTGTTTTTATTATTACGCCCTCACTTAGAGGGTATATGGGGATGTAGTGAATGAGCTTAACGTGAGCAGGAAATCATAGTCATTAAATTGGCAGTGTGTTGGTTCGAATCCAGCCATCCCCTTTAGCTACCAATCATACCAACAAAGAGCTAATGAGCCTAAATACAAGGATATGGCTAGAACTTGTTGCGTTGGTATATGGGGATGAGGTTGAACTGGGATTCATGGCTCACTACAATGAGTAAACGATAAGTTGGTTCGAATCCAGCCATCCCCATTTGGGCAAGGTAATCCGGGGAAACTAAAGGATACCTAAACCCAAACAACTCAGGAGGTTTGACTCATCTCTTCCTTCTGGGTTGATTTAATAGTATATACTACTTTGTTTAAAATATTTAAATGGAAAGCGATTAGTTTATTTATGGTTAGTAAAAAAGTAAAAGGATATATTTCTTTATCAGAGGCAGAAAAAGCTAAATCTGTAACTGAATCATTTAAAGGACAAGTAATAGACACTGAAGTAAGATTCCCAAAAGAACTAGGAGCAGACCATCCATTTAATTTTGAACATTTAGAACAATCGTTCAAAAAGATTGGAATAGTTAATGGTATTGTTAACAAACAAAAAAATGCAATTGTTGGAGATTTTTCAGTTAAAGTAGATAATCCTAATATTCAAGCATTCTTAGATGATTTTATTCATGACACTAATTTTGCTAGTGTTATCAGAGAATGGATTAAAGAAGGCCTATTAAAAGGTAATGGATTTATTGAATTAGATTTAGAAGACAATAAGCTTAGAGTATTAAATGCTAATAATATGTATGTTAAAAGAGACAAAAAAGGTAAAGTGCTTGAATACAATCAATGGACTGGGACTAAATTCAGAAACAAAAAAGATACAAAAGAAGTAATAACATTTAATCCAACTAAGATTGCCCACTTAAAATTAAACAAGATTTCTAATGGGCCTTATGGATTAGGTAGTATTTATCCAAATGAGAGAACAATTACTAATATTGTTCAGATGGAGCAATCTTTAGAAGTCTTAATGAGAAGAAAAGCAGGTATGCCTATTCATGTTAAGATTGGTGAACCAGGTCAATCAGTACAACCAGAAGATATTGATGCAATGAGTAATTTATTGCAATTCATGCATAACAAAACAGAATGGGTAACAGATGCAAACGTTGAAATGAAATTAATTGATTTCAGTGGGATTGAGGCTTCAAGTATAGCAGCCTTAGAACATGAAAGAGAAAATCTAGCAACTGGAGTAAATATTCCTTTAGTGTTATTAGGTAAAGCAAACGTTGCAGAAGGATTAGCTAATGCACAATCAGAAGACCATCAAAGATATATCAAATCAATTCAACAAGAAATAGAGCAAATAATAGAAGAGCAAATCTTTAAACCATTATTATTAAGTCAAAAGTTTCCTGATACAGATGCTTTAGAGGTAGATAAAAAAGCTGTAGGTGGAAGTCAAAGAGTACAATTTGTTTGGAACTTACCTGGTGAAGACGAGATTAATAAAAGAATAGAAAAAATTACAACCTTATTAGCTAATTTCAATATAACTGAAAACATGAAGAGAATGTTACAATTAGAGTTAGGTAAGTTATTAAATTTAGAAGATGCAGATAAATTCTTAATGGAACCCGAAGCCGGATTAGATGAACAAGAAAAAGAAAAAGAAGAAGAATTTAGAGATGCTAGTTTAGAGACTGTTAAGAATCCTGAAAAAACTAAAGATTCACCAGAAGCAAAGAAAGAGAAAAAGATTAAACAACCTGAAGTCCCAGGAGCTAAACCAAATGCTAATTCTAAATATAACAAATTAACTGAAAGCGAGAAATCTAATTTAACAATAAAAGAATGGATAAGCTTACAAGAAATAGATGGTTTCAATTATTCAGATTATTTGATTAGAATCTTACAAAGATTAAAGACCGATAAATTTGAGTTCCTTAGTGCAATAACTGAACAAGATTTAACAGATGGACTATTAGCAGAAAGAGAAGTAAACAAATTAAGAATAGTTCTAAAAGATGGTTTCAGAAAGAACAGAACAATGGCTGAAATTGAAACAGAAATAAAAGCTAATATTAATCTAAACGATAGACTCAAAGAAGGAAAGATAACAGCCCTAGCAGAAAGTAGACCAAACATGATTGCAAGAACTGAAACTGTAAGACTAGCTAATGCAGGTTTATTAGATACTTACAAAGACAATGGAGTAAAGCAGGTTAGATTCTTAGCAGCTGTATCAGATAGAACATGTCCTCAATGTATGGCATTAGATGGTCAAGTTTTTGAATTAAATGAGAGTCAAGGGATTATACCCGTTCATACAAATTGTAGATGTTCTTGGCTAAGTGTATTATGATAGGTGATGATAATTTTCCTAAGTGTGCAAAGTGTGGTAAACCAGCTTTAACAGTTTGGAATGATATGACAGTTTGTGGAGATTGTTTGGCTAATCACTATAATAAATTAAAAGAAGATAATCAAAAAATCTTTTTGGAGGGATAAAATGCCAATAATCATAGACCCAATTACTCAGCAAAGAGTATTAAGAATGGAGAACTCTGGAGATATTACATACGACCTTGACGTAAGTGCTGGTTCTGCTATTGCAATGGAAACTGTATCGGTTATTGGGCCATGGGAAGATTATACTGGTTCTGATATTACAATTAGTTCTAAAAATCAACAAATGTATGGTGGAGCAGAGAATCAATTTGATGGCACAAGACCAGGAATAGAAGGAGAAAACTTAGATAGATTAAATGAAGTAGGACAATCTGCATCTACCACTAGACGAAGAATAATTAAGAGGTATAACGATGGAAGTAAGTGATAAACAATTAAAAATAATATTAAACACTAATGACCCTACTTTCAGTTTTCCAGTAGAAGGAATCTTAGATAGTGTAATTATTAACACTCCTGAAAAAGTAAGTATTATTATTCAAAGTGAATTAGGTTATGAAATACTACATAGAAATGAAATACAAGGAGCACATTATTTAGCTCCAAGAGCTAAAATAACATTCCCAAGAGAAAACTTAATCCATGAAGACAAACCAACCGAATTTAATTTAAATGAAAGATTAGAAATTACTTTAATTGGTCCTTCTAATATAATTGTAGACTTAACTTTTAGATTAAAATAAGTATATACTACCTTATTTAAAATTTAAATAAGATAAAGTAATTTAATTATTATGAAAG